CAGTCCGCACGGCCGAACCGTCTGCATCCTGCGTCCACGACTCGCCGCCGGGGGCCACTGAAAACGCGAAGCTGGCCCCGTAGAGATCGCCTCGACGGACGAGCGTGATAATGTCGCGGCCGAGCGTGGTGTCGGGCGGGGTGATCGAATAGGCGAGCCCACGCTCGGTGATCGACAGCTTGAGCGTATCGTTTGTGGTACGGCCGATCGGCTGGCCTTCGTGGTCGAACAGGGCCACGACGTCCATGCCGCCGCGAGGGTCGTTCCGGTGGCGGCCGACGACCTTGTCGAATGCCGTGGGCGCGAAGACCTCGCGGAAGTTCCCCAGGTTTTCGCTCGGGGAATTAAACGGCGGGCTGATGCCCTTGATGGTCGGCGAGGCCGCGGACCGTTCCTCGAGCTCAATGGGCTCGACGCCGGCCGGAACGTAGCGCCGTTCGATTTCTTGATCAGGCATCGGTCGGCTCCGTTTCTGGTTGCGGAATGTCCTCTGGCTCGATCGTGTCGGCCGGGAACTGCGAGCCGGCTGGCACGGCATCCGGCCCGGTGCCGGTGGCCGACGTGCCCAGCGGCGCAAAACCGAGCTGCATGTAGGTCGTGTTTGCCGCCGGGTTCTCCAGCAGGTCCAGGTCTTCCAGGTCTCGCAGCTCGTTGGGCGAGATCGCGCCGCAGTTGAAGAGGAACTGGTACAGGGCAACGCGGGCCTGCGTGTCGCCACGAAGCAGCGCCCGACTGTCGAGCCGACAGTAGTGGCGGCCGTCCATCGGGTTGTCGTACGTCCGCAGGATCGACCGGTCGATCGCACCCTCGAAACGCTTCTGCCACGGCAGCAGGCCGAACACGTGAGCGGTCACGAATTCCTGCTCGACGTTGCTGTACTTGGCCATCGCGTCGTCGCCCAGCAGCGTCGTCGGAATGCCGTAAACGCGGGCGATGTCGGGCAGCATCGACTTCCGCAGTTCCATGAACTGGTTGGCTTCGTTGCTGTTGGAGTCGATGGGCTTGAACTGCGTCTTTTTGGGCAGGATCGCCGTGCTGCCGCGCTTCTTCGGCCCGCCGTAGATCTCCCGCCACTGGTCGCGGAATCGGGCCTGAGCCTCGGCCGGAATGTCTTCCTGCGTTTCGATCACGCCGTCCGGCCGGGCGGAGTTGTCCCAGAACGACGTGGCGGCCAGGTCGAGCTTCCGGGCCAGTGCAACGCTCGTGGCGCAGAGCTCGGCCGGGAGCTGCCCCTCGTAGCTGTTGTCACTCATCCAGCGGTAGTGAACGATTTCGCTCTGTTGGAAATCCCGATACGTGCCACGCGGCAGGAGGTATCGGTAGATGAGGCCCTCGGCCCCTCGCATGCACGTCATGCGGCTCGGGTGCAGGGGCTCAAGAGACGAGCAAAATCCATTGTCGCCGGCGACGATCCGCGAGTAGGCCCGGCCGTACAGGGCAAGGTGGTACGACGTTGTTTCCTTGTATTCAAAGTCAGACTGCCAAGAGTTGGGCCGCCACGTCAGCACGTCGTAACAGGGCAGGTCATGGCAGTGCGTCTTCGGGAAGCCAGGCCGGCGGCGGATGATCTCGGTGGGCATACACGCCAGCGAGCTGGCGATGAACCGCACGCACGCCAGAATGCACGTCACGCGGACGGCCACCTCGGCCGACATCGTGTCGGTCTGGAGAATGGCACCGATCGGCAGGTGATCGGCGAGGGCACGCAGATCGTACTTGGCAGGATTCTTGCCAGCCCGTGGCGCCCGCGGCTTGGCCGTCGTCTTTTTCACAGCTCGATTATTTGCCATGAGTCCGCGCTCGCCTCCGGCTCCGCCGTCATCGAGACCGCCAGACCGCAAACGGCCGCGACGATCCCGTCCGTTTTCTCTTGGCTTCGCCCTTTGTCGGGCTTCATGTTGCCCTGGTGATCCACGTACAGACAGACGTTCGAGGCCATCCATGCCATGACCGGAGACGGGCACCGGAACTTCCGCTCGTGGATCATCACCTCGAGCAGTTTGCTAGGCGCCGTCATGCGGCCAACCGACTGTCCGATAGCGTGCACTTCCAGCCCTGATCGTTGAAGTTGCGTGGCAACGCTGCCCAGGTTCCACGGGTCAGCACCAACGCCTCGGCACTGGTGCTTCTGCGAGTATGCGATGAGATCCGCGGCGACCTGGTCGTGATCGAGACGCACGCCCGGCGTGGTCTTAATCCAGCCGTCCGCGATCCATTGGCGAAGCGGCACGCGGGCTTCCTTCTCGCGGTCTGTGACGTTCTCCTCTGGCATCCAGAACATTGCCTCTGCGTCGTATCCGCCCTGGCCGTCAGGGAAGAGCGCCACGGCCGCCGTCAGGTCAAGGTGGTCGGCAAGGTCAAGGCCGATGAAGCACGACCGGCCCTCCAGCGGCAGCGGTGGCGGCGCGACGCATGGGGCGTATGCCTCGGGCGTAAACCAGCGATTGTCTGGCGTGGTCCAGACATTGAGCGAGTAGCGAAGCCAGCGCGACCGTTTGACAGGGTTGGTTAGGCTGTCCTCCCAGTCCGCGCGAAACTCTTCCTCCGGGAACGTGATCCCCATCGACGGATTGGCCTTGCGCCAGACCTCTGGATCGTCGAAGTCGTCGTCGGGCTTCGCCGCGTAGATCAGGCCGAAGAACGTGGGGTTGGCTGCCGGGTTGTTCATCACGAGCTCGGCGTCCTGCCACCACTGGTAGCCAGGGCCTTTCCGGTCGTCGCCGGCAGTCGAGATGGCGAGGACCAGGCCGTTGGGGGTGGCCCTGGTGGCGTAGGTCAGAGCGGAGACGAGCTCGTCGGTGCGGTGGGCGTGGATCTCGTCGATGATCACGCTGCCGTTGAGCCCCTCGTTCCGCCACGAGTCGGCGCTCAGGCAGCGGAGGATGTTGCCGTGCTTCTTGTTGCGGATGATCGACTTTGAGTCGACGACCTCGAGCACCTTCGACAGTGGCGATGATTCGACGGACCGTTTCAGCATCCGGTACAGGATGCGTGCCTGCTCGCGGTCGACGGCGGCAGGGTAGACGTCGGCATGTGGCATGTGCGACGTCAGCAGGTACTGGGCGAGCTGCGACATCAGGAACGTCTTCGCGTTCTTCTTGGGGACGAACACGGCGCCGCGGCGATAGCGGAGCCGGCCGTCTGGCCGCTTCCACCCAAACAGCGGCGCGATCACGTTGTCGCGGTGCCACGGGATGATCTTGACCGGCTGCGGGTCGCCACCGTCCTGGCTGGGAATGCGGCACAGGCTCTCGATGAACTCGGCTGGCTTCGCCGCAGACTCAGGATCCCACGTGTAGCCCGGCACGTACTCCGGCCGGTCGGAGCCGGGCTCAGCCGCAGAATGCTCTGAGCGCGGCCTCTTCGGCATCTTCTTCGCCATGCTCTGTGGCCTCCGGCGGGAATCGGGTCTCGGCCGCCGGCGTCAGGCCGTACTCGCGGGCCAAGCTGACGAAGTCGCGGCGAGCGTCTCGCAGCAGACGCGCCACCGGGTTGGCCTGCTGGCCTTTGTCGGTGCTTGTCATCCAGCCCTCGGCGGCGAGCTGCTCGGCAAGATCGCGGCAGTCGGCGTAGAGGTGAGAGAGCAGGGCGAGGCCCTCGACGTTGTCCACCCGCAGCCGGCCAGCGCCCGCCAGGCTGTCGGCGTGGGCCTTCCAGTAGGCGGCAGCAACAGGGCGGGCCGCGACGTCCTTCGGGGCCTTTGGCGTGCTACCTGACGGCTTGTCTGGCGACACGGCCAAAGACTTGCCGATGGCCGCAACACGGGCCACAGCGGCCTGTGAGCGTTTGCTGTTTGGATCAGGATGTCGGCCGCGGCGGCCCATACTCAGCTCCGATTTTGGCTTAGTTGGTCAGAAATTCGCGCTGAGGGGGCATGGGGCTTTCCGTCGATCATCGTTTTGTCGATCGCCCCCACCCCCCCCTGGGGGTGCCTCACGCGTAGCCTTTGCGTCGTTGTTCGTCACGCGTCTTCCTTCCGTGGCATGAACTGCACAACACCTGAAGGTTCGTGTCAGCGTCGGTGCCGCCATCCTCGAGCGGCAGGATGTGATCGACGTGCGCGTCCTTGCCATAGCACACGTCATGGCACACTCGGCACGTGAACGCATCGCGCACAAGAATGCGTTGACGCTTCGCTGTCCAATCCGCCGACAGGTAATGCGCTCGCTCCTTCGCTGGCTTCATGCCGCGCTGGTGCGGTGGTCTCCATCGTGGAATGGCATCAGGCATACGTGTATTCAATCCAGATCGTCTGGGTCGTGGAACTTAGGCCGCATGATCAAGAGCCGTCGCTGATCGCATTCGGCCCTCCTGATTGCGATCTC